CGCCAAAAGGCGTTTAACCCTGCACCAGAGTTCATGTCCGATAGCGACATCGAAATTGAATACGTCTCACCACTAGCGAAAGCGCAGCGTCAGGGTGACATCCAGTCCGCATTGAGAATGGTTGAGCTATTCACTCCGTTATCGCAGATTGATCCAGCAGCAATGGATTACATTGATATTGATGGCATGAGTAAGTATTTGCTCAAGATGCTGTCTGTACCAGCAACCACAATCCGTGGAGATGAAGAGGTGCTTGCCATTCGTGAGGATCGTCAAGCGCAACAACAACAAATGATGGAAAATCAACAGGCAATGCAGTACATGGAGGCGGCTGGCCAGGCTGCTCCTGCACTCAGAGCCGCTAGTGCTGTGGAGTAAAACATGCAAGAGAAAGACATTCGCGCAATCCGCGAAGCGTATCAACTCGTCTTCAACACAGAGGACGGTCAAACAGTTCTCGAAGACCTAAAGAAGCGATTTCATATTCATGGGACAGTGTTTAGCACTGAGCCTACGGATACAGCCTACCGTGAAGGGCAACGGACGGTAGTGCTGTTTATTCAATCTATGTTGCTCGATTGGGACAACCTACTGAAGGAACAAGACAATGAGTGAAGAACAGGTAGCTGAAGTCTCTGGCGATGTAATGCAAAGTGCAGTACAACCAGAGGTAACTCAGTCTGACGCAAGCTCTGATGATTGGCGTATAGCCATCCCTGAAGAAATCCGTGACCACAAGTCTTTATCACATATCAATGATATTGGCGCGCTCGCAAAATCATACGTACATGCTCAGCAGATGATTGGCGCAGACAAAGTGGTACTACCGAGTAAATCTGCAACCGAAGATGAATGGGCAGAGTTCTATACCAAGATTGGCAGACCAGAGTCCCCCGATGGTTACCAACTTGCGATGGATGGACTCCCAGAGGGTGCAGAACCGAACGAGGACATGCTGGCCTGGTTCAAAGAAACTGCTCACCAAGCAGGGATGACTCCGCAACAAGCGCAACACATGTTGAGCGCATACAATCAGTTGACCGCAAACTCTGAAGGTATGACGCAACAGCAAGCAGAAATGCGTGTTGCCGAGGTAGAGACTGAGCTAAAACGAGAGTTTGGCGAAGCATTTGACGATAAGCTGGCATTAGCCAATGGCGTACTAGCCGAGTTCAGCGACCCCGATTTAGCTGAAGTCCAACTGGCTGACGGTACGATGCTTGGCGATAACCCAGAGATCATCCGGTTACTTGCAAATGTAGGAACATACATTCAAGAGCGTGTTGGTGAAGACTCACTGGAAGGTGTACGCACATCTGGGGCATTGACTCCAGACGATGCGATGCAGAAGGTTCGTGAATTGACTGGGCCTAATACACCGTACTGGGATAATCGTCACCCAGAACATGCCTGGTATGTTGATGAGGCGATGAAATATCGCTCATACGCAGGTTAAAATAAGGATTGGCGTTATTCTAGGTTTCGGCCTAGAATAGCGTTATACGTCTTTTAGCATGACAAGCCATTCGGCCCGTGCAACAAAAAGACACTGAAGACAGGATAAGCATACGCCCCTGCTGGTTGCGTACCATAATTACGTAATTTTTAATATCGTCCCGAAAGTTCGGGGTAACGAAACAACTGTAAATTTTAGCTGTTTAGGAGACATGTTATGTCAAACCAAATTACAACTGCGTTTGTTCAGCAGTTTAGCAGCAATGTCCAGTTGCTTTCACAGCAGATGGGTTCATTGCTTCGTGGCGCGGTTTCTGAAGAAGCCGTTACAGGCGAAAAGGCTTTCTTTGACCAAGTAGGCCAATCAGCCGCTATCAAGCGTACTACTCGTCATGGCGACACTCCGCTTGTAGAAACTCCACATTCGCGTCGCATGGTCACAATGGACACTTACGAGTGGGCCGATTTGATTGACGATGCTGACAAAGTACGTATGTTGATTGACCCAACATCTGCTTACGCTCGCACTGCTGCGGCGGCAATGGGTCGCGCAATGGATGATGCAATCATCGAAGCGGCACTTGGCACTGCAAAGACTGGCAAGTCAGGTACAACATCAACTTCTTTCTTGGCTGCAAACCAGATTGCTGGCGGCTCTGTCGATATGACTATCGAGAAGCTGATTCAAGCGAAGTCATTGTTAGATCAGAAAAGCGTTGATCCTTCAATTCCTCGCTACATCTGCGTATCACCTCGTCAGATTGAAGCACTGTTGAACACAACTTCTGTTGTTTCTGCGGACTTCAACACTGTGAAGGCTTTGGTACAGGGTGACATCGACACATTCATGGGCTTCAAGTTCATCGTGTCTAACCGTTTGGCACTTAACGCTTCTACCAATGTTCGCTCTTGCTTCGCATGGGCTGAAGACGGTATCAAGCTGGCTGTTGGCAAGGACGTAATGGCGCGTATCGAAGAGCGTTCAGACAAGTCTTACGCAACACAGGTTTACTACTGTGCAACATTCGGTGCGACTCGCATGGAAGAAGAGAAGGTTGTCCAGATTGACTGTGACGAAGACGAAACTTTGAGCTTTGGATCATAAGGAGATAGACAATGGCAACTACTAAAGGCACAAACGCAACTTCAATCGGAACTGATGATCCGTTCTTGTTCGTCACTGCTGGTGATCTCGGTGGTGCTCAGCGCGTATCAATGGACGTAGCAGCTATTGCTGATGGCGACTTTGATGCCGATGGCGACATCGTATACTTGGCTCAAGTTCCTTCAAATGCTCGTATCGTAAGCATCAAAACTTACAACGATGACCTCGATAATGGCACTGACTCAGCAGTCAATGTGGGTATCTATAACGGTGACGAAGCTTTTGTAGACACTGACGGTTCTGCAACTGCTTACGCGGCTGACGCATTGATTGATGAAGATGCGTACAACGCGGGCGCGACAACCTTCCAGGGAGCCGTAACTGCTGGAAGCGAGCACGCTTTCGGTACTGCTGCGCGTCGCAACAACCCACTCCGCAAGGTATGGGAAGATGCTGGTCTGACTTCAGATCCAAAAGTTCCACTGCGTATTGCATTAACACAAACTGCAACTGTAACAACAGACATCGCTGGCGATGTGGTAATGGTTGTTACCTACGTTGTAGACTAATACAACACCAAGGAGGGGCTTCGGCCCCTTCTGCCCCTTCCTTAAAACATTGGAGTGCCTCATGGATACAACTGGATTCTCAGTACATCTTGCAGAGTGTGAAGATGATTCATTTTCTGTTTTAATATCTGTTGATGGTTTTGAATCAGAAGAGGCGGCAGGTGAGTTTGCTCACTTGTTTTTGATGGACGGTTCGATTGCTGTGGGTGATGTTGAACTTGCGGCAGGCGGCCTGGAGTTGAGCTTACACTAATGGCATCGGTCGTTGATATTTGCAATAGCGCACTCAACCAGATTGGGGCATCCAATATCATCAGCTTGACTGAAGACAGCAAGACTGCGCGTATTTGCAATCAGCGATATGAGTATGTTCGGGATTCAGTGTTTCGCGCTCATCCTTGGAACTGCTTAGTCACTCGTCGGACGCTATCACCAGACGCAACGGCTCCAACCTTTGAGTTTGACAATGCATTTACATTACCAACTGATCCGTATTGCTTACGGGTTGTGCATTTAGATTTCCATGACATCATCCATCGTGTTGAGGGGCGCAAGATTCTGTGCAACGAAGATACGATCAACTTGGTGTATGTAGGCCGCGTCACTGACGTAGCTCAATACGATATGCTTTTGGTTGAAACAATTGCTGCTGCACTCGCGGCAGATGTTGCCTATCCGATTATCGGTAGCACAAGTCTGGCTCAAGAGATGAGGGCCGTATATCAGGACAAGCTAAAAGAGGCTCGGTTCGTTGATGCAACCGAAGGCACTCCAGCAAGTATCACAAGCGTCACTGATTCTGGCGGCATTGAGGCAGACACATTTATTCGTGCGAGGTTCTAATGTATGGCGAAGGCAAGCCCAACATTTACGAACTTCACTGCGGGTGAGCTTTCTCCACGGTTAGACGGACGCACAGACCTCTCTAAGTATTTTAACGGCTGTAAGACATTACAGAACTTTCTCGTGCATCCGCATGGCGGTGCAACACGTAGACCTGGCACTGAGTTCATCAGCGAGGTCAAAGACTCCACTAAGAATGTCAGGCTGATTCCTTTCGAGTTTAACGTCGAGCAGGCGTATATCCTTGAGTTTGGCGATCAGATCATGCGCGTCTATAAAGATGGCGGCATTGTTGTTGATGGTGGCGGTTTGCCAGTCGAGTTTGTAACGCCATTCCTGCACACAGAACTGTCTGGTTTGAAGTTCGCACAGTCAGCCGACATCATGTACATGGTGCATCCAAATCATCCGCCACAACAGATCACTCGCACAGACCATGACGCATGGACGATTACTGAAGTTGAGTTCCGTCGCGGCCCATTGCTCGATCCTGGTTTCGATGGCACAACACTAACAGCAAGCGCACGTACTGGTTCGGTGACGATCACAGCGTCTACTAACACATTTGTTAGCACTGACGTTGGGCGTATCGTCAAGTTGCATGATGGCTATGCTGAAATTACAGCGTACACAAACGCAACAACTGTCACGGCAACAGTGTTGGAAAACGAAGACTTCCGCACTGAGTTGATGCCAAGCTACACCAATACGACGATTAGCTTTCACGAAGGCGATCCAGACGCAACGGGTTTGGCGCACAACGACTTTATCCAGAATGGCACTGGTTCATTTATTGAAGAAGGCTTCAAGACTGGGATGCGGGTTACGGTTAGCGGTTCTGCTAACAATCCGATCTCTGCAATCAGCGTCAGTGGATCAAAAGTTGCAGTTACCACAACGAATCACCACAATCTGATTGATGGCGACATCATTACGCTCACAGGAATCACTGGCCTGACGGTGACGCTACCTG